GTCAGGGTTGGTGTCGAACCGGAAATCAAGTCTTTAATTTCATCGTCTGTGAAACCCTGACCATATAAATACTCGCTGAGTTTACTCATCTCAAATCTCCCCGAATCCATCGTCAACAGTTTTCGGTGTCTCACCAGTGCCTCCGAACGTCTTACCACGGGAGGCAGGTGTCATCTTGAACTCTGCAAACATCGCCTTAATTTGCGGAGCCAGTCTGAGCAGCAGGTCGCCAGCCGGGTTCTTCTTGGTGATCATGGCCCGGTCACCCTGCACCTCGTTGGCGGCACCGTTCTCCGTCAAGTCTTGTGATAATTGGTCATACTGACATATCATGCAAGCTAATAAACCAAGGGCGTGTCGGTCTGCATACTGGATCACCGTGCCGTTTGCCGTGATGAGTATTGAGGAAAAAGCAAACTTCCTCACCAAGCACTGCAATATCTTTGTCAGCGGGTCAGACCGGTGGCTAGACATCACGGAGGTCAAAGCGAATCGAAAACCAGGGCTCGATATTGAGCGGTATCGAGGTCGTAAGGCTTGGGTTGGCATTGATAGGGCTCAGGTACATGACATAGCCAGCCTTGTTGTGGTGATTCCTGATGATGATGGTGGAGCTACTTCATTCTGGGTCAACCTACTTCCTCAGAAGACCGTGGAGAACGCTGGTGACTATCTGAAGAGTGTGTATCTCAAGGCTATCGAGTCCGGTGACTTACGACTGGTCATGACACCGACTGTTCGTAATGAAGATATCAAACGAGTCATCGACGAACTCGACCAGACGTTTGAGGTAGAGGCTTTCGCCTATGACCCCTGGCATATGCGCGAGATTGCTGAAGAACTGGAAGGTCTAGGTTACCCGATGCTCAGTGTCAGCCAGGGTACAGGGAACATGAGTGAACCGGCCAAGAAACTAGAAGGGTTGATTAAAGAGGGTATGTTGCGGTACGACTCAGGTCTGTTCGAGTTCGCATGTTCATGTGCTCTGATGAATATGACCAGACAGAATAACATGCAGGTATTCAGGGACAACCCAAAGACCGAGAAGATTGACCCCCTGATAGCATTGATTATCGCGCTTTCTGCTGCCACTCTTGGTAAGGTGGAGAAAAGTGTTTATGATGAACGTGGACTTCTTATCTTTTAAGGAATTGACAAATGGGCCTGTTTAGTTGGCTGAGACGAAATCAGAAATCTGAGGGTCAGCGAGACTCTCAGAAAGCTAGTGACGGGTCAATTGTGATTGACGTTGCTGGGATGCGAAATCTTGGGGTTTACGGGTCTGACATTTCTTCAAAGATTGAGGCTGTGTACGCTTGCCTTCGAGACAAGAGTGAAACCATTGGTCAGCTACCAATCAAGCTCTATGAGACACCGTTGAAGAAGAGTCGAGTCCAAGTCAAGACCGGTCGTTTGCACCAGATTTTCACACAAAAACCCTGTGACTACATGACATTTCAGGAGTTCATGGAAATGCTCGTGGTAAGTCTTGAGCGTTTCGGTGCCTTCTACGCTTATGTTGAGCGGAATGACCGAGGAAACGTGATGAGCATTATCCCGTTCCGGTTTCAGGGCAATATCAGGCCGAATATGGATCTTCAGGGTCGTGTTTTTTACACATATCTCCGTAACGACGGTAAACCTGGTGACCCTTACCGAGCAGAAGACCTGTTCATCATCAAGAATTTCACATTCGACGGGTACACACCAGTCAGCCCACTGGTTCAAAATGCTCGCTTGATGGGTATTGCTGATGCTCAGGAAGAAACTGCATTTGAAAGTAATACTGACGGTATCACTGCTCGGATGTACGGGAGTACACCAAACGGTTTTAAAGACGATAACAAAATAGCCAGATTACAAGAGCAAATAAAAACACTTCGTGGACCGAATGGTACTTCTTCAATACCTATTTTTGAAGAAGACTTAAAATTTCATAGCTTCAAACTAACCCCTGCTGAAACTGAACTACTCAAGAACAGAGAGTTCACCGTAAACCGGATCTGCCGTATCTTCCGTGTTCCTGTTCATCGTGTCGGCGTTGCGAGCACTAACACTGGCACAGGTGACGTGTTCGACCTCGACGAGGCGTATATGCGTGATTCACTAAACCCTATTCTGGTGAAAGTGGAGAAAGCACTGAACCCGTTGCTTCCTGCTGGGTATGAAATTGAGTTTGACCGTAATGCTTTTTATGCCGGGTCACCGTGGCGATTGGTTGAACATGTTGAGAAAGCAGTTAAAGGTGGTCTCTACAGTATCAACGAAGGTCGCAATGCTCTTGGTGAAGAACCAGTCGAAGGTGGTGACGTATTTGCCATTGACAACAACAACGTTGTCTACGGGTCATGGGATGAGTTAGACTCTATGCAAGAACGCCTCTATGGCGCTAATAATCAACCAAAACCCACTGAGGACAAACCTGATGGGCAATAAAACTCTCGACCTGAGTGTTCTTGAATTTAAGGCTCTCAGTGGTGACCGTACTTTCTCCTGCTACGGTAACGTGAAAGGTAATATCGACCACGCCCTTGACCGTGTGGTCGATGGTGCATACCGCGACAGTGTTGCAGCACACAAAGCGGCTGGCACCATGCCTAAATTCTTCTGGATGCACAACCCGTGGGAACCACCTGTTGGTATGTGGGAGAAGATGGAAGAGGATAGCAAGGGTCTTTACCTGGAAGGTAAGTTCGCAAATACCCCTCGTGGTAATGAACTCTATGAGTTGTACCGTGAAAAAGCCCTCGACAGCTTCTCCATTGGTTATCGCGTCAACGATGAAAAATGGAATAGTCAGCTCGGGTGTAATGATCTGATTAAGATTGACATCCGTGAAGTCAGTGCTGTGACTTTTGCCTGTAATGAAGAATCCCGTCTGGTTGATATCAAGACCCGCATTGCGGAAGGTCAGATTGTCACCAAGGCCGAACTTCGTTTGCTACTCGAAAGTGTACCTGTTGGTCTGAGCAAACGTCAGATCGAACGTATCACTGCTGACTACAAACCCTCGACTGACGAAATTGATTTGAATGATTTGAAAAGTGTTCTTGAAAAGAGTCCGCTGTTCAAATAAGATTTACACATAGTGTGGAGACACTCAACCGCTTGGATAAGCGCAAAGGTAATTCAACAACCATTTTATTAGCAAGGAGTCAGATATGACTTTGGAAGAACTGAAAGCGCTTATCGAAAAGGCTACTGCCAATTTCGAAGCACAAAAGAAAGAGAATGAGACTCTGACTGTAGCCATGAAGGCACAAGAAGAGAAGTTCATTCAGTTGAAGGGTGACTTCGACAAGCTGAAAGAAGGTGGTGACCAGGATGAAGCCAAGAAAATGGCTAAAGATCTGGAAGACCTCGCCAACGAAATCAGTGACCTCCGCTCCAAGTATAAAGCTCCGGCTGCTGCCATCACTGATGAACAGCAGAAGAAAGCAATTCAACAGGTCGTCATGAAGTCCTTCGGTTCTTTCATGAAAAAGAACAAAGGCAACCAAGGCGATGTGGTCAAAGGTTTGCAGGATGAGATCGAGCTGCAAATCAAGACCCTGAACCTGTCTACTCCGGCACAAGGCGGTTATGCAGTCATGGAAGTTCTTTCCATGGATGTGCTCGACCATGCTCGTGAGTTCAGTCCTGTCGTTCAGCAAATCATGCTGAAATCAGACATGACTCGTGACTACCGTCAGCTCATCAAGATTACCTATCCGTCCATCGCGGAAGGTATCGAAAACGTGGCCGGTACTGTACCCGCTGAAACCAGCACCCAGACTTATGCTGAAGTTAAGTCCAAGGTGTTCAAGCTCTATGCTCAACCGCGCATCACCAACGAAGCCCTGATGGGTGCTGATATCAACGTCTATCAAGACCTGATCACCAGCCTGGGTGAAGAAATCGGTATCTACTTGGCTGCCCAAATCCTGTACGGTGACGGTACTGACCTGAATGCTCGCGGCATTCTGTCCAGCTCCCGTGTTGATATCACTGATGGCACCGGTAAATCCTGGTTGCCGACGCTGACTCCGACCGGTGTTGGTGCTCGTCCGTCCGACTACTTCCCTGCTCTGGGTACTGGTGTTTCGGCTGACTTCGGTGCTGATGACGTTGCTCGGGTTAACTTCCTGATCGACGCAGAAGCAGCATTGCCGACCCGCTTCCTGGTTAATGCCAAATGGCACATGAACCGTAAAACACTGGCTCGCTGGAAGAAGGTTCGTTTTGATGATGGCAAACCAGCTCTGATCTGGGACTTCATCGAAGGTACTCGTGGTCGTGTCCCTCTCCTGAATGGGTATGTTGTCGTCATCGACGATACTTTGCCTGATGTGGCTGCAAACTCTACCCCGATGATATTCGGTGACCTGAGTCGTGCGTTTGCCTACGCTCCTGGTGACATCGACCAGATGCTGCTCGACCCTTATACCAAGAAGGGCAACCTGATCGTCTATGTGGAAAAGAACTTCTTCGAGATGGTTCAACGCTCAGATGCAATTCTCGTGGTGGCTTGTACCACGAATGACGGTACTGTCGGTCCGTAATAACTCCCTCTGCTCGCTGTGATTTTAGCCACTCTTCGGGGTGGCTTTTTTTATGACCTCGGTTTACTATCATCACATCAGACTCGGGGGAACCATGTATAAGAAGATTGTTTCACAAACCACACTTGACGGTCTCATCACTCTCCCTGAAGTGAAGGCTCACTGTCGGGTTTTTAACGACTTTGAAGATGTTTACCTGAGTTCACTCATCCCAGTCTATCTGGATCAAGCACAAAGCTACACCGGACGTATGCTTACCACAGGCTCTGCCGTTGTCGTGGTGCATAGCTGGCAGAGTCAGGTACTGCTCCCATACGGAAATGTCACGGAAGTCACCAAGCTCGTTCTGGATGGCACTGAGAGCACTGCATTCACGTTCGACGACGTGAGTCAGATAATCTCCATCAATGCTCCGTATGCCACAGCGCGGATTGAGTTCAACGCTGGTTATGAAACTCTCCCTGTCGTCGTTAAACAGGCTGTTCTGGTGATGATTAACACTGCATTTAATAACCGTGACGATGTGGTCGTCGGTCAGACTGTGAATGAGATGCCCAGGACGAGTCGTGACCTTCTTGACCGGGTGCGCTTACCATGGCAATGAACATAACCGCCGGTCGGCTTCGTCATGTCGTCCAGTTTCTTGAGCAGTCGTCCGATACGAATGAGTGGGGTGAACCAGTACCACCAGTGCCACTGTTTGGCCCCATCATGGCAGAGGTGGTAGTCAGGTCAGGGTCTGAAAGCAGTAATTTCGGAATTGAGCTGACTGATGAGGTAGTCACCGTTCTTACCTGGTACGACCCGAGAGTTAAGAATAAACACCTGATGAACTGGATTGACACTGACCAGATTTATGAAGTGTCTCACGTAAAACCAGATGAACTCCGGCGCGGGATGATCGTCACATGTAAGGTACAACGAGATGGCTGAGACCACGACATGAAAACAGCACTCATAGCACTACTCAAGACCACCCTTGGTTCGGGTATCACCGTTTATACAGGAACAGTACCGGAAGGAGTAACTAAACCGTGCGTCGGTGTGTCTATGGTGAGTAATTCAGACGTTCGAGTTATCAAGGGTAGCAAACACGGAAACACTCAGGTTTATCGTGTGACAGTATTCGCTCCATTAGAATCACAGATAGACACAATCCTTGATACTCTTGAGACTTTGGATAATACTGTAAACGACGATTTTCAACGTATTTTTGGTCAGTGGATCCTCACAGAATCCAAGCAACCAGGTCAGGTGCTCGCCAGAGCGTTTTATGACTTAACTCTTTATAAACGATAGGATGACAATATGAGTAACGTGACCCTTATCGCCGGCACCGTTGTTGAGATGGAGAAGGTTTCTGAGCTGGGTGTATCCACCTGGCATGAAGTCCCCCGTCTGACCGAAATCGGCGCAGTTGGCGAGCAATCTGAGCCGAAAGAGAAAACGACTCTCTCCGACCGGATCAAAAAGTACGACTCCGGTATGCGTGACGCACCGGACAAGAATTTGAAGGGTCAGTACGTACCTGAGCAACCTGTTGGTGGTCAGTACGCCGATGAGCGCACCAAACAACAGGACTTTATCACTCGTTGCCGCAACGAAGAAGAGTTCAACATCCGGGTCAAATGGCCTGACGGTGATGTGAATGGTTTCCTGTTCAAATCCCTTGGTTTCGAATTCGACCAAGGCTCTCAGGAAGACTGGAAGATGTTTACCGTCAACGGCAAGCAGAACTCTCGCGTCATCTATGAACTGACTGTTTCAGGTACTGCCACCGTCGCGGTCGCTGCCACCACTCAACTGAGTGTCGTCACTGTACCCGCTGACATCCAGGTGAACGACGGAACCGGTAACAGCACTGTTCGCTGGCTGTCCAGTAACCCGTTGAAGGCGACTGTCGATGACAACGGTCTGGTGAAAGGTGTTGCCGCAGGTACTACCATCATCACTGCTGAGTTCCGTGGCGTGGTTGGTGAGCTGAAGGTAACAGTATCATGAGTCTGACCTTCAAAACTGACGGTCTCGCTTTCATCGACGTTCCTGCCCCGTATTTCGGGCAGGACGTTGTGATCCGAGTGAACAAGCGAGCAGTGAAACATTATATCCGGTCATCTCAACTAAGCACTAAAATCGCAGAGCGCAAGGACATTGCTGAAGAAGACAAGATTGCTTATCACGTTGCTGCTGGTTTGATGTCTGTCTGCACTATCCCTAGCACCGGAGAGTTCGCTTTTGCTGACGAACAGGTCGACGACCTGGTTAACCTACTGCCGAAAGAACTCTATGAAGAACTTGCTGTGGCTGCTTTCAGTCTCGACCCCGCAGTCGAGCAGAAGACACTCACCACAAAAAAAAAGAAGTCTTAGCAGACGGTAACATGTTACTGGTGAAACGCATTTGCCAGTACCTCAAAAGACCAGTGTTTGAAGTGATGGGGTGGCCTGCCTCTGAGCTAGAGCACTGGTCTATCTTTTTCTCCATTGACGACAATAAAGACAAGCCGATCACTATCACCAAGACACCACAGACCGTGAGCTTGGTTGAGTCTAAATCACGTTTCAGGGAGTTGATGAGCTAATGGCGAAAGGTCTCTTCTCCGTAACAAGCACAGGTCTCAAGGAATTCATCAAAGAGATGGAAGCATTGGCTGACGCTATTCCTGAAATAAGCCTGAAAGCTCTGGCAGAACAGGAAAAGGTTGTTCAGGAGAGGATAAAAACCAACTGGGTGTCAATGGTAGGAGGGACACCGGGAGGTTACGTTTTCTCTTCAGTCGGTCAGTCTGTTGCTATGAGTAAAAGTGACCCTTACACTGTTGTGGGGACAGTAGGTGTCTATAAAATAGATAGTGTCAGTGTCCAATTCGGAAAGACAGAAAAAGACCTCAATGCTGCACAGATCGCATATTGGGTCGAGTTCGGGACATCACGACTTCGCAATGGTGGTCGTAAAAAGAAAGGTGTCAATTACGATGACTCTCAGCTCATCAATGTGGCCGGAGTACCTTTCATCAGTAACGCTTTTTACTCAAGCCTAAATGAGCAGCAAGACGCTTTTAAGGTTGAGTTCAACAGGTTAGCGGATCAGTACCGCTACACAGGGTGACCACATGAGTGACGTATTACGCTCGACAACGTTTCAATTAGAGTTCAAAGGTCAGGACGGCATCACCGGCATCAAGCAGTTCACTCGTGCCGTCAGTGATGCTGACAAGACTGTCGAAGAACTCAGCGCAACTCTTGGTGATAATGTCGAGGTCACCTATAAGAACGTGCAGAGTAAGCAAGAGCTGACTGCTGAAGCTCGGGCTCTTGTCAGCCAGATGGAGAGAACGAACGCTCGGGTGAAGGAGATGACTTCACTCTATCAGCACCAGGCGTCAATGATCGGGAAAACAGCACAAGAACAGGAGGTTCTGAACGCTGTTTATAAACTCGGTGCCAACGCAACACAAGAGCAGAAGCAGCAAGTCACCCAACTGGTTCAGAATTATCAGACTCTTCGTGATGGGTCTAACCAGACAGAAGGAAGTTTCCGTAATCTCCGCGGTGTATCTCAACAACTCGGTTGGCAGCTCCAGGACGTTGCCGTTCAGGCACAACTCGGAACCAGTGCATTCGTCATATTCTCCCAGCAAGGTTCTCAGCTCGCCGCCGCATTTGGTCCTACCGGTGCACTGGTCGGTGCTGTGATCGCCGTGGCTGGTGCCATTGGCGGCGCTCTCGTTAGCTCGATGGGTGTAGCCGGAGAGGAAATCGACAAACTCATCGGTAAGGTTGACAGTCTCGGTAAAGCTACCAAAGAACTGGCTGCTATTGAGTTACGTAAAAAGATTCAGGACGACCAGCGCAGGCTGGTAGAAATTGACTCGCTGTCACGTATTGGGTTTTTGCAGGATAAGCAGCGTGACGGCATAGAACTCACTCAGCATGAGCAAAAAGAGTTACTGAAGCTCCAATCAGAACGTGAACAACTGTCCGACGCTATTGTTACTCAGGAAGGATATCTTGACACCCTTACACGGTCAGAGACAGAGAACATCGAGAAGTCTAAACAGACTCTTGAAGCGACCAATAAACTCTTGACCAGCTATGGTGTCAAGATTGACCTGCTCGGTAAGAATGACCGTCAACAGGCTCTTTACAATGCTCGTCTTGAGCTTGGCACCACAGCCACTGAAGACCAGATAAAAGCTGTTGAGAATGCAGTTAACACCTATTACAACGAGCATGACGCGATCAAGGCTCGTGAAAAAGCAATCAAAGATGCAGAGAAGGCTGAGAAAGAGTCAGCGGCAGAGTCTCGTCGTATTTCTCAGCAGCGTGAACGTGCTTTCCAGGCCGAGACGCTTTCTCTTATCAAGCAGACCGAGACAACACAGGAAGAGTACAACCGTCGTAAAAAAATAATCGACGAGTATGTCAGGTATGAGGGGACAAACCAGCGCACTGATGAGGCTTATGCTGCATTGGAGCAATGGCGTACACAAAAACTCGCTGAAGAGTATAAAAAGCGCGAGGCTGTACGAAAGCAGATCGAGGAAGCACAGAGAAAGCAGGGTGGTCGTGATGACCCGACAGGGTTTGAAAACGATACTTATGCCAGAAATCTACAATTACTGACAGACCAGAAAAAAGCTCTCGGTGAAGCCGAGTTAACCGAGCGTCAGCGGATTGATGCTCTCATTGAGGCTGAAACAGAGCGTCATGTTGCGCGACTCAATGAAATATCTAACACACAGCTAGAAGGTCAGCTTCAGAACTATGCCACTTTCACCGGGTCAATGGGGAAGGTGTTCGGTCAGCTCCAGCAGTTTGCTGAGGAAGGTAGTAAAGAAGCAGCAGCACTGTTCTATATTAACCAGGCGATTGCACTGGCTGAGACCATAGTTAACACCGAGCTGGCTGCCACTAAAGCCATGGGTCAACTAGGTGTGTTTGGTATCCCTGCATCGACACTCATCAGAGCTACCGGTTATGCGTCAGCGGGCATTATTGCAGGTCAGACAATAGCTGGTGCTTACGATAAGGGTGGTAACATCCCGTCTGGTCAGCTTGGTATCGTGTCCGAGTACGGCGACGAACTTGTGAACGGAGTACTGGTTGAAGGTCCGGCCAGGGTGACTTCTCGTGAAGAGACTGCCGCGATGATGAATAACGGCGGTGGTAGTGTTAGTATCCTGATAGAGAACAGGATCGACGGTGCTAGTTACCGAGAAGAACGAATCGACGAAAACACCGTTAAAATTATTGCTGAAAAAGTGTTTAATCAAAACATTGACAGTGGTGTTTCTAGTGTGCTAGGTAACAGAAACAGCAAATCAACCAAACAACTGAAAACAAACTTTTCTGTGAAAGGTAAATACTGATGGCGACAAAAGGAGATATTAGCGACCTTGAGGCACTGGTTTATGGTGGTAAACCAGTTGTTCCGCTTGTCGAGGGTTTCACCAGGACTCGTCAGGGTGGTGTCGTTCGATCTGATGTGTCCGGTGGTGCCAGCCGCCAACGGAAGAAGTATTACGGCACCACACACCTTGCACAGGCTACGTTTTATCTCAGGTCTCCTGCTATGCAGGACTACATTCAGATGTTCATTAATGCGAACGAGGGTAAGCGGTGGATTTGCCATCTGTCTGCCGACCGACCCCTGGTTGAACCATACGTGGTGCAAGCATTAACAGACTGGAATCACGTTGAGGTAAATGCACTGAGAGGGACTGTCACGGTCCAGCTTGAGATATTCAGTGCTCGGGATGAATGCCTTGATGGAATTATTTACCCTCTCTACCAGTGTATTGGTGATGACCTGTGTGAGTATCTCGACATGTTCGGAACTATGACCCAAGGATGGCCGACCAATGACTGACGAAGAAATCAGAGAAATCTACGCCAGTGCCCCGGTCAGCAAGGAAGTCATTGAGGTCTTTGAGCTGTCGGCCAGTTGGTTTACTAAGACTTATTATCTTCAGCGACAGATGACTGATGAAATAGAAGTCCCACTTGAAACAGGTGAAGTAGTTATTGCTACCTACGCACCGATGAGTGCTGACCAGTCGAGCAGTAATGCTGACCTTAACTATGAGCGGAATATCGTAATCCAGCAGGTCAACGATATTATTGCGTCAGAGCAGTCGAGGTATGACCCTGACATCCATGGTGACGAACTACCTATGTTCACATCTCGTGGGTATGTTCTCTATCGTAATGGTGATATCAGTCAGATCAAGCAGCCCCCTATCAGACTGCCTATCCGCAAGATGCGTCGCGATGATAGAGGTACTTTATTCAACGTGACCACCAAACCGGCGAATCAGAGTGCCACTGGTGAAATGTGTACCGTCACCAGGGTGCCGATGGTGAAAGGATTCTTATGATTGGAAAACACTACGATTTGAAGCACTATAATTGTGCTCACTTTGTAGCTGAGTGGTATCAACGACTCGGGATAGAAATACCAAAAGAGGGAGTTTTCGAACTCTCTTTTTTGGTCTGGATGAGGAAGCATTTCACCAGGGTCAAGACCCCTACTGATAATTGCCTGGTTCTCATGACTATAGGCGGTGACCGTCATATCGGTGTCTATGCTGATTACGGTGTCTATCACAACTACAAGATAGGGAAAAAACACGGGTCAGTGGTACACTGGGACATAGGTGTGATTAACAGAAACTATGATGAGGTTACATACTGGGTATGGTCACCATCCGATACTACAAAGACCCCCTGACTGGGGAGTTCACAGAGCACAAGCACGAGCGGGTGATTGACTTCATTCGCTCTAACTTTTTCACCAGAGATGATATCCTCGACCTTCGATTCTTCAGTATGGAAGTGCTCGGTGAAGAGTTAACTGAAGAGTACCTTGACGTAGATGAAGGTGTAGTCGCGATCACTCATGATAGCAAATTACCCCGCACTCCTGACATGTGGATATATGCAGCAATCGCGATAGTTACTGCCGTCGCTACTGTGCTGCTGATGCCATCAGTATCTGTCCCTAATCAAGGTAACCAGTCACAGCAGTCCGCAACCAACTCATTGGGGTCCACGCAGAATGAGGCAAGAGTTGGTCAGCGGATCGACGACATCTTTGGTTACGTGGCGAAACACATGCCTCCGCTTTGGCAAGTACCCTATCGCGTCGGTGTGAATAACGAAGAGACGGAAGTTCTATTATTGTGCCTCGGTCGTGGTCGGTATCAAACCTGGGAAGACAGGTGGTACGACGGTAATACCAGGCTCATTGACATCCCTAACGCACAGCTCAGTAAGTACGAACCGGGCACATGGCCGGGTAATGGCACACCGTCATTCCAGATTGGTTCAGATATCAATGAGAAAATAGGTATTTACCGTCAGTCCAACGACCTGAACCCAGCTGAATTACTCCCACCGAATGACCTTGATAACTCTCTCGGTGCAAAATGGTCCATCACAGGAACCACGTTGACACTGACTGAATCACCAGAAGGTTTCTCGATGACCGAGAGTTTTACTGTAGGTTCGTTGGTGGAACTGACCGACTTCTATTATCTCGGTCCAGCAACAAGTAAAATACTATACAGTGCAACAGTACCTTCTGGTCACACGTTTAATGGTGGACAAGATGTTGTTGACCTTGGTCAAGTTCAGTACACCGTGACTGACGTTACCAGCACCACACTCACAATATCAGTACCGCCTGATGCACCAGCAGAAGTAATTGCAGCATGGGCAGCGATGAGTGGGTACGTTGTTCCTGAAAAATATGCACATGTTTATGGTCAAGTAGGGGTCGATCTTTATACAACAGACGAATTGATTTATACGAGTACCTGGTATTCTGACATAGAAAAAACTCTGATGGTGAACACAACTGTGTCGACAGCGATACCTCTTGCGGCGAAACCATTTGACGGATATATCGGACCGTTCAATGTACCTGCTGACGCTGATGAGATAATTCTTAATTTCGTTAGCGCGAATGGTTTTTATAAACTGGTAGAAAACCGTGAGACCAGAATATCAGCGAACATAGAAGTGTTTGTTGAGGAATTAGATAACTCTGGTGTGCCGACTGGGAACAGCACTGTTTATCCCGTGGTCTACTCAAGCAACAACAGTGTTCGTAAGTCGGTATTCCAGACAAAACGGATTGTGCTCTCATACGAAAAAAGTAGAGTGTCCGCTCGCAGAACCACTGACCGCGATAAAACAGATAAAGTCAGTAACGTCGATATCGTTGAATGGCGTGACTTCTACTCCTTCGAAAACGTCAGTGGTCTTGACCTCGGTGATGTCACCCTTGCTCACGTTGTGGTCCCGAGTAACTCCCAGTCTCGATTGATTAAAGAGCGCAAGCAGAACGTCGATGTTGTCCGGTTGATTACGGAATACCAAGGTAACGGAGTATTCGGACCAACCGAGTCATTCGCGTCGGATAATTTTGCTCAGGTGCTCATCCACATGTCACTGGACCCGTTCATCGGACGCCAGTCGCTGGAGAATATCAACGCTGACGGCTGGTTACTAC